AAAACGACTTCAAAGCCAAGTCCTGGCTCGGCCCAATACTTTTCCGCAACTTTCAGAAGTTTTGCGAGCTACCTGACTCAGCGCCAGATTTTGATCCCCACCTTTTCGCCATGTGCATGGTTGAGAATCTGGCTGTCAAATTACAAAAGCCGATCGCCACTATCTGGAACAACATCGACCGCTCTGATCCAGATTGGGAAAGGACCGCGATGCAAGACTTTGTTAAGTCTCAAATCAAAGCCAAACCGGAGACCGCACCCAGAGCTTTTCGCCTTTCCGATGACGACACGGCCCCGGTCTCTTTTTTCAAAATGAAACCCGGGCAGATCCTGGTCACTTCTCCAGATAACAACATTCTGGATTTGGGCCCCGTTGCACGTTATTTACGGTATTTGATATATCGCTACCTGCCTGACCGCGTCTACCTCCATGGCGGCAAAACATTGCTTTCTCTCTCAAATTGGTGTAAACGAAATGCTCGCTCCGGCAAGACCTTCACTTGCGATTTCACCGCCTACGATCAGTCTTGTAAAGCGGAAACTCTCGCTTTTGAACTAGTCCTCATGGACTGGGCCCATATCCCCCGCGAGCTCTCCGAGCTCTACTATGACATCAAAGTCGGCATGTATCTGGACCGGGGCTGGTATAAAATCCCCAGCGCTATCATGCGCTTTACAGGCGAGTTCTGCACTTATGACTTTAACACTTTTTGGAACATCTGTTACATGGCTACTCGCTACAATATCCGCAACGACACTGCTTGCTGCTTCTCCGGAGATGACTCTCTTTTCTTCCAAATTTTGAAGGAACGTGACACCTGGATTTTCTACGAGGCGTATTTCTCCCTCATCGGGAAAACCTTTATTACTGACGTTCCAGAGTTTTGCGGCTGGTGGCTTACTCCCGTTGGCTGCGTCCGCAACCCCATCCTCTTGGCGCTTCGAATTGCTCAATACGAAGCTTTGCATCGAGTCCATAACGTTCTGGACTCCTATTTTCTCGAGGCTCTCTTCGCCTACGAAATCGGGGACGCTCTGTGGTTTTATCTCCCTTCCTCAGCTCTCGAAGCACAACGCTTCGTGATTGATTACTGCTTCAAGCACTCTCGCCTGGTTCCCCATCTCTATCTTACGACTAAAGGGGCCAAATTGGACTTTTTCTCTCTCCCTGTCGACACTCCTCTTTTGAACATGCCTCGCCGTTGGCTTTTGGCTCTTAGCGCCCAAGTCGACCTAAAACAATTTCTCCCTTACGATTCTCCCGTATAAGCCTTATTGTTACGTCTCCTATTTATTTCGATTCTCTCGCTTCCATCTTTCTTTTCTCAAACAATGGCTACTGACTCTAACAACACTTCTGTCTCCACTTCCGCTCTCACCAATGCCAAAATCCTCAACCTTGACTCTGTGCCGGTCTGCATTGTCGTTGAGGTCACTCCAGGCATGACCTGGTCTGCTTCAAAACTTTCTTCTTACCCTGGCGTGTACAACCGCACCAGAGGTCGGGCTGCCGCCCAGATTCTTGGACCGATTAAAATTGAGGTCATCCAGACGACTTCCGAGGACAACATTGTCTGTGCCGTCGCCATCTTGCCGGCCGACATTCCTTCCGATGCCCCTACTACCATGGAGGAGCTTCTCCACTACAATGCTTGCATTGTTAGTGACAAGAAGTACGCCCCACGGCAGTCTGGGACGCTTAGCCTCGATGATTTCGTCCCCGGAACCTCTTCCGTCATCCTCGGCGCCACCACTTCTCAACTTGCTGGCAATCCCCCCGTCCTCTATATAGAGTGCCTTGGCTCCCAAGGCGCCAAAGGTCTTCTTCGCCTTTCGTTCGACGTTAGCCTTTCAGGCTACGATTGGCTCTCCATTCACAAGAAGATCTAGGACGCCCCGCCTCGCAACTCAGGCGCTGCGCCACCGCCTGCTACTGTTGCGACTGGAGGGACTCCTCAAGGCGCCATTCCTTCTCCCGCTCCGTCTCCTCAACAACGCCGACCGGCTCGTGCTAGACAAACCCGTGCTGCCTCACCTTCA